TTGACAACGCGAAATCAGGTACTCCTGATGTTGACTTCGCTGCTGCGACTTCTGCTGCAAACGTTATCTCTCAAATGCAATCAGTTCTTGCTGCATTGCCATCAACATTGATTGGTAAGACAGACACTGTAAAGCTTTACGTTAACCGTAAGACTGCTCAGTTCTACCGTCAAGCTATCAACACACTTGGTTTCCAATTCACATACAACGCGACTGAGAATGCTCCAGTTCTAATTGATGGATATGAAATCTATGTGTGTCCGGGTATTCCTGATTCAACAATGGTTGCTGCTGAAGCTGACAACTTGTTCTTCGGAACTGATTTGCTTTCTGATTTGAACGAAGCGAAAGTAATTGATATGTCAATGACTGACGGTTCAGATAACGTGCGTGTTGCAATGCGTTACCGTTGTGGTACTGCTATCGGTTTCGGTGCAGATATCGCTCTTGGATACGTTAATCCATAATTGAATTAATAACTTTAAAGAACGGGTGGGCGTTAAACACCCATCCGTTTTTTTATTAAATAAAAAATAATATGTGTAATTTAACAGTAGGCTTTGGTCTTGGATGTAATGATACCATCGGTGGAGTGAAGGCTCTTTATTTCGCTGATTGGGAAGAAGTGATGGCAGGTGTTGACTACGATGCTGCAACTGGACAAGTTGAGATATTGCCAACGATGACTATTTACAAATATGTTCCTCATCGTAACACTGGCAATTGGGTAGAAGAAACAACTGCAAATCTTGATACGGGTTCTGTGTTTTGGACATCAACTATTTCTGCAAGTTTGAAAGAACTTACTCACACTAAGCAGAAAGAACTTCAGAACTTAGCGTATGGTCGTTGGATTGTTTTTGTTGAAGATGCAAACAGAAACATTTGGATGATTGGAGCGCAGGAAGGTGTACTTGTTAGCGGTGGAAACGGTGCTACGGGTGCTGCAAAAGGTGACTTGAACGGTTACACTTTGACTCTTTCAGCAGAGGACAAATATCGCGCTCCAAGATTGGAAGCATATACAACTGTTCCTTTCGATAATGCTACATTCGGCACTATCACAATCGAAGATTAATTCGTAATTTAGTAGCGGATGAATTGAGAGATTTATCCGCTACTTTATATTATCTTTTATATGGTATATCTTTTACCAAATACTGCGAATCAGTCACTATATCTATCACTTTACGAAGGCAGATATACGTTGGCTGATTTTACGCATTATATGTTCTCGATTATTCGGGAGGAGAATAGCGAAACGGGTGAGAAATTAAACCAAGTTCCTACAGTCATAACTGACGGAAGCGGTTATTCTCACATAACTGTCACGACATCTACATTAACTCAGGCAGGTCGTTATCGTTATGTGGTATATGGACAGAATTCGTCCACAAATATTGATGACGAAGATGCATCAATAGTTGGAATAGTAGAGATTGGTTATTTAGAATTAATAGACAACGGCACGTACTACGATGTTGTTGAAACAACTACGGCAAATGACATCATCATTGATTAATAAGATTACATCAATCAACCTTTCGTCTAATTACACGCAAGTTTCAAGTGACGAAAAAGAATCATCAAAAGGATGGGTTGACTATGGTGATAGAAATGGATTCCCACAATACTGCCTTGAACTAGCTGAGCAGTCTCCAGTTCACGGATCACTTGTACGTTCAATCTCACAGATGATTGCAGGTAAAGGTATCAGTTCACAAGATGTCGCTACTGCTTCGCTTATCAAATCACTAAAGATTGATGCAGCGGTCAACAATACTGCTTTAGATTTAGAGCTGCACGGTGGCTTCTTTTGGCAGGTGGTCTGGACACTAGGCGGTGAAATATCATTCGTTGAACATTTGCCTTTTGAGAATTGCAGAATAGGTATTAATAGAGAAAGTGGTGATGTAAATGGCGTGTGGTATTCAAACGATTGGTCAAACTTATATATTGAGTTGTCGCGTCAGATAGCTTTATTTCACGTCAACAACATACAGAACGGTCTATTCCCATCGATGGTTGTATCAATGAATAATGGCATACCAGAGACGCAGGAAGAAATGGATATGGTTCGCCACGATATTGAAAGAAATATTAGTGGCGCAGTAAACGCAGGTAAGTTTGTGTTGATGTTTAATGAGAACAGAGATAGAGCAGCGGAGTTCACGCCATTCCCGATCACTGATGCAGACAAACAATACCAATACCTTGAAGATGTTTGTACTCGTCAGATAATGATTGCTCATCGTGTAACATCTCCATTGCTTTTTGGTATTCGTGAGGGTGGTGGATTGGGTTCAAATAAAGATGAGATGGAAACTGCTCTTAAGATTTTCAACGAGCAGGTCATTGAGCCATCACAACGACTTATTACTGATGCAGCAGAGACAATATTACAAGCTGCCAATTCATCAAGTGCGGTGTTTATTGTGAGCAATGGTGAGGAATCAGAGGTAGACCAATTAGATGCTAATCAAATGGCTGCTATTGTGGGTATTGTGGAGAAGGTTAATAGTGGCGCATTGACATCTGAGCAAGGTTCTGCAATTTTAATGAGTATTTACGGGGTTAATGAAGAAGTGGTATTGCCATTATTTGCTCCAATAGGTGCAGGTCAAATATTGACCAAGCTAAAAAAAAAAGTAGCGACTGAAGTATGTTGCAAAGCCGAAGCACCAGAGTTTACGATTGAAGAAGAAGATAAATGGCTAGATAAGTGCGAGAGGTGTGGTGTTTAGATATGAAGATATTGCCGATATGAGTGCAAGTGGAGTGAATGAGCAATTTGCAGCAGAAGGACAAAGCACATACGATATTTTCACTTGGAAAGGTGGCGCATATTGTCACCATTCTTGGCTCAGAAGAATCTATTTTAGAAAGAGAAAAGACGGTAAATTCCTACCAAATAAAGGATTAAAAAATGACGAGCGTGTAAAGGATAGTGGCTTAGATTTCTTACCGTCAAAAGGCAAAGAATCTATCCGTCCGATTAACACACCAAACAGAGGTTCATTAAAAAACATTGACTAATGGCAGAGATTTGTATCATAGACGAAAACTTCGTCAAGAAATATACTAACGTAAACGGAGCAGTTGATTCTAACCGAATCTACCAAGCCATCTACGTGGCGCAAGACTTACATATGGAGCAGTATCTTGGCTCTGACTTGTGGAATAAGATTAAAGATGATAGCGCAGATTCATCTATCACGGGTGTTTATCTAACACTTCGAAATGATTACATCAGGAAGGCTCTTGTGTGGTTCGTGATGGTAGAGTTACTACCTGCAATGTACTACCGAAATGATAATGGATCATTGGTGAAACGAACAAGTGAAGATTCCGAAGTGATAGCGCAGAGTGAACTAGATAGATTGATTGACGATGCGAGAGGAAAGGCTTTGCACTACACAAAGAAAATGGTTGACTATCTTTGCCACATACGGCAGAGGTAAGATGGTATTTAGCACAGGCAATAGTTTATCAACTAGAAACAAATATCCATATGACAACAACTACGACTGCAAGTGGTGGCGATAAAAAGAAAAGAGGTAAGGCTATCCGCAAGGAAGTTGAAGCCAAACTTAAAAAGTTCATAGCAGACAAGAAAAAAGACTGATGTTATGAGAGATGATTCGCTATCCATATTTTATCCATATCTTGATTTATTAAAAATGAAAATGCCGCTGCTTATAGCTATTAGTTGGAGCAGTATGGCTGCGTTTTTTAATACCTATGTATTCGATGATTGGTCTTTTTTGATCTATCTTGTAATAATGATATTTATAGATACGGTTTTAGGTATCTGGAAGGCTTGGAAGTATCATGTTTTGAATAGTTCTAGGTTCGGTGGTATGATTATCAAAAGTGTACTATATGCTTTCTTTTTGATAGTTGTTCACAATCTTACTAATTTCAGTACCAATGAAATCACTAAGTCACTATTTTTGTGGGTAGAGGAACTATGCTATGCGGCTCTTTTAGTTCGTGAAGCAATTTCTATCGTTGAAAATATTGGTGCTATAAAGCCCGATTTGTTACCGAAGTGGATACTGAAAAGGCTGAAATCGTTTGATGATAAAGGACAATTCCAAATAGAAAACGAATGAGAACAATAACACACATAGTAGTTCATTGCAGTGCTACGGGACAAGATGCGAAGGTCGAAGCAATACAACGCTATTGGAAGCAGAATTTAGGATGGAAGTCCCCTGGTTATCATTACATCATTGAAGCTGATGGCAAAGAAACGCAGCTACTTACAATCGCTCAACCGTCCAATGGTGTTAAAGGTTTCAACAAGTCAATCATCAACGTGTGTTATATCGGTGGAGTAAACAAGTTAGGGAAGCCAATAGACAACAGAACTGATGCACAAAAGAAGCAACTGTACACACGATTGAAAGCATTGAAGACAATGTTTCCACAAGCGATAATTCAAGGACATAAAGACTTTCCAAATGTGGCTAAAGCTTGTCCTTGTTTTGACGCGAAATCGGAATATAAAAATATCTAAGAGGAGCAGTTGCTCCTTTTCTTTTTTCTTAATAACTTAAATGATTCACAATGAAGAACGCACCAAAATGGGATGAGATTTTTAAGATTGAAACCAAGAAAGATGGCGAGACATTAACTGCTTTCAGGATTCGAATTGCAAAG